ATATGCAACATCATTCTTCAATATAAATGAAGCGGGTGGAGCAATTAGTGGTTCAAATGCAGGTGATATCACTATCACAACTGCAAGTTTAGATCCTCAAGATTATACTGGAACAACAACATCTCCGGCATATAGTAATGCATACACACCTTGGGTTTTATCGCAAACTTATAGTGGAACGAGATATAACTTGTTTAAAGTTCACACATTAGCGGATGGTGAAACTGAAAACACAAGATTTAAAATTCAAATTTCTAGTATTAAATCATCTGATGGAACTAATTACGGAACTTTCACTTTGATTGTTAGAGATTACGCTGATACTGATAAGAGAAAAACAGTATTAGAACAATATAACAACTTAACATTAGACCCATCATCTCCTAACTTTATAGCTAGAAGAATTGGTGATAGAAATATTTCAATAGATGCTAATGGTAAGATTACTGAAAATGGTAACTACTCAAATAGAAGTAAGTATGTAAGAATAGAAATGGCTGAAGAAGGAACTTATCCTTTAACTGCTATCCCTTATGCACACTCTGCTTATGAAGTACCATTCAAATTAGGTGCAAACTCTAACATCTTCCCAGTTGTTAACTACACAAGTGCATCATTTAGTTCTTCAGTTTACTCAAGTGGATTCAACTTTGATTCTACTAACAACGCTAACTACTTAAAACCAATTGCAGTTGGTTCAACAACTGGTTCTAATAAAACATTTGCATTGGATATTAGTGGTTCTAACGGAGTAACAAACGAATTCAATATCAATTTGAGTTCATCTGAAACAACTGATTCAAATCAATTGGCAATGAGAAACTTTGTAGTTGCATTTCAAGGTGGATTTAAGGGACAGGATGTAACTAAAACAATAAACAAAGGTGCTGATATCAATGGTACTAACACTCAAGGATTTAATTGTTCTACTTCAACTTCAGAAGGTTCAGTAGCATATGCTAAAGCATTAAACGCTATTTCTAATCCAGATGAGTTTGATGTAAACTTATTAATCACTCCTGGTATCGTTAGACAATACCACCCTTATGTAGTAACTAAGGCAATCGATGTTTGTGAGGCTAGAGAAGATGTATTCTACATTGCAGATTTTGCTGGTGCAGATGCAACTATTTCAGAAGTAGTTGAACAAGCATTAGGAGAAGATACTAACTATGCAGGAACTTACTACCCTTGGATTAAAACTATCGATGTGAACACTAATAAATTAGTAACAGTTCCACCATCAGTTTTAATGGCAGGTACTTACGCACAAAACGATAGATTAGGTGCTGAATGGTTCGCACCAGCTGGTTTGAATAGAGGTGGAATTGCAGGAGCAGTTCAAGTAGTAAATAGATTAACACAATCTGAAAGAGATACATTATACGAAGGAAAAGTAAATCCAATTGCAACATTCCCTGGACAAGGTATTAGTGCATTCGGACAGAAAACTTTACAAGATAAAGCATCTGCATTGGATAGAATCAACGTAAGAAGATTGTTAATCAACTTGAAGAAGTTCGTAGCATCTACATCAAGATTCTTAGTATTTGAACAAAATACTGCACAAACTAGAAGTAAATTCTTAAACACAGTAAACCCTTATTTAGAGAGTGTTCAACAAAGACAAGGTTTATATGCGTTCAGAGTGGTTATGGATGAAACAAATAATACACCGGATGTAATTGATAGAAACATTTTAGCTGGAGCTATCTTCTTACAACCTGCTAAGACTGCTGAATTCATTACAATTGATTTCAATATCTTACCGACAGGGGCAACATTTAGTGTATAATTTTGAAAGAGTAATATTTATATTAAAAGAATAACATAACATGGCAGAAGTATTAGAATTTAACGAAATGTTCTATACCAATTTCGAACCAAAGATGAAAAATAGATTCATCTTCGAAGTTGATGGAATCCCTTCTTACTTAGTAAAAGCGGGTAACAGACCAACTTTACAATTCGAGACAGTAGTATTAGACCACATCAACATAAAAAGAAAGTTGAAAGGTAAAGGTGATTGGCAAGATTTAACTATCACACTTTATGACCCAATTGTTCCATCTGGAGCACAAGCGGTAATGGAGTGGATAAGATCTTCACATGAATCATTGACAGGTAGAGATGGATACGCAGAATTCTATAAGAAGGATGTGGATTTCTATATGTTAGGGCCAGTAGGTGATAAAATCGAACAATGGAAATTGAAAGGTGCATTTATCTCTCAGGCTAACTTTGGTGATTTGGATTGGTCAAATGCTACCGATCCTGCATCAATCGAAGTTACTCTAACATACGATTACGCAGTTTTAGAATTCTAATTACTCTCAATATACATTTCAAAGGGGATATCAGCAATGGTATCCCTTTTTTTGTCATAACTAATTGATTTTCAATGAAAATATTTTAAAAATATTTGATAAAAGACTTGTTTTTTTCAAACCTTTTTATTACCTTTACTATGTAATAAGAGTTAAACATAAAGAGATAAAAATATGAACATTGAGAATTTAAATTTGACAGAATTGGAATCTAAAGTACTTGAATCTTTTATCGGTGGCTTATACGCTGAGCCTGGCTTCTCCGATGTGGATGCTAACGATATCTCTAGTGATTTGGGTATATCCACAAAAATCATTAGAGGTGCTTTAGGTTCGTTAGTTAAGAAAGGTATTGTTACTTTGGATGAAAACGATAGTGGGTATGTTATTATCTATCTTGATACTAAGTACTGGTCGTTAGTGAATGAGAGTTGGGCTGAAGAAGCTAAAGAATATTTAAAATAATCCCCACAATATATGAACAACGAAATGTATTTAGAAGGAATTGGTTGGGTTAGGGAGATAACAAAATACCGATTAAATTCAGATGGTGTAAATGAACCATATGTTGAATATGAAATTATTAATAAATAAAATATAAAACTTAAAATATAAAAGTTATGAACTATTCAGAATTATCAAAATTATCAGTTGAGGAATTGCGTAATATTAATTCATTAGTGGTGGATTTAATCAAACAGAAGCGTACCATTGCTTCATTGGAAAAGAAAGTGGGATTGAGAGTTGGTATGAATGTTAGAGTAAACCATCCAAAGTTAAGTGGTATGGAGTTACATATTAGTAAAATTAACCGAACAAAGGCAACTGTTCATATAAAGAGTGGGGCCTCCTATATTGTTCCGATTTCATTAATTGAAGTGGCTTAATATAAAATTTAAGGTGGTAAATATATGAAGTGGTGGAGAGAAATCTCTACCATTTTTTTATTTTGTATATACTTATATATAAACAAACAATAAGTTATTATGGCAGAGCAAAATTACGATTTTCCAACGGAGGTTATCGACTTACCATCTCAGGGGTTAGTTTACCCAGAAGGTCATCCATTAGCAAATGGACAGATTACATTAAAATATATGACCGCTAAAGAAGAAGATATCTTATCTTCTCAGAATTTAATCAAAAGAGGAGTAGTTTTAGATAAATTATTAGAATCGGTGGTTGTAGGAGTATCAATTGATGATTTAATCATCGGTGATAAGAATGCAATATTCTTAGCAACTCGTATCTTAGGATATGGGCCAAGTTATCAACTTGAAATTACCGACCCATTTAGTGGAGAGCGTCAGGAAGTTGTTATTGATTTGGGTAAAGTTAAAACTAAAGATGTTGATTATAAAAGATTAAATAGAGAAAATAAATATGAATTTACTCTACCATCAAATGGTAAAAAGATTAAATTCAAATTATTAACTCATAAGGATGAGATAGATGTTCAGGCAGAAATATCTGCATTGGAAAAACTATCTAAAGGTAATACTCCATCTGAAGTAACATCTAGATTAAGAAAGATGATTGTAGAAGTTGATGGTAATACTGATAGAGCATTCATCAATAAGTGGGTAACAAATCAATTATTAGCTCAAGATAGTAGAGCTTTAAGAAATTATGTGAGAGAACTTTCTCCTGATTTAGATTTAAAATTTGAATTCACATCAGATATAACAGGCGAAACGGAGGCGCTAGATATCCCATTCGGGATTAACTTTTTTTACCCTTCCAACTAATTACTCTGCTCAACTTCATATGGAATTATGGAGTATGGTTCAGCATGGTAATGGATTCACTTGGTCAGAGGTTTACTTCATGCCAATTCATTGGAGAAGATTCTATATGAAACAATTGGTAGATTTGAAGAAAAAAGAAAAAGAGGAATACGATAAGGCGAGTAAAAAGAGATCATCATCCGGTGGCTCTAAAGTAAGAATGAGATAAACTAAGGGGAGTAATATCCCCTTATTTTTTTATTCCAATATTTATATTAGTATAATAATAACCTTAAAATGGAAAATAATAAACCACTTAAAAACGAAGGATTGTTTTCAATGGCCGATAGATTTGTAGATGATTTTTTTGAAAGATTAAAAAAAGGAGCTGCTGATCAAATCATTAAAAAAGCAGAGAACGCAAAACTTCCTCCAGAGGCAATATCCAGAATGAAAAAAATGGAGAAAGATGCAAAGGAGTTTAAACAATTTTTAAACAATTTATAATTTATAAATGGCATCAGCTGAATTAAACCAACTACGTCAACTTCAGGAATCTATAAATAGATTAAAAGAAAGAGAGATAGAATTGCAAGCTCAGGGAAATGAATTGTCCGAACTTCAGGCTAAAAATCTTAGAGATCTAGAGGGTAAGGAAGCTGCTTTACTTAAAATTCAGGAAAAGAAAGTAAATGCTCAATTTAAGGGTAATAAGATATCTGGTGAAACTACTAAAATATTTTCCGATCAATTAAAAGAATTAGCATCGATTAGTTCTATCTATGGTGGATTGGTAGATTCGCAGAGAAGTGTTATTGATAATAGCAGAGAAGAACTGAGAAGTATAATATCAAGAACACAAGCTAGTCAAGAACAGGTTAGTATTATAACGGATATTGTTTCAAAGACAAATGATTTACAATCTATACAACAACAATTAGCCGAAAGTGATAATTCTCAATTAGATTTACAAAATGCAATAAGAGATAGTCATGATGCAAGTGTTGTTAATATAGAGAAACAAATAGCACGAGCATTAGCTAGTAATGAAATAAATGATGAGCAAGCAGAAGGATTACGAAGTATGTTATCCTCTCAGCAAGAATTAATATCTAATGCAGAACAATATGCAACTATAAGTAAGGAAGCTAAAGACCAAATAGCGGGGCAGATAGAGGCTTATGATAAAATGAAGAAAACCATTCGAGGTACATTGGATACAATTCGAATGACTCTTCAAACTCCTCAAGCTATGATTGTAGCTGCTTCAGCTGCGGCAGGTAAGTTTGCGAGTGCAATGGGAGATGTTAATAAACAAACCGGTATGTTTATCGGTTCTACTGCGGCTCTTTCATTTGTATTTGATGATGCAGCTAGTACATTATCACAAATGGCTAAATTAAGTGGTGATGTAAACAAAGCCACTTTTGGTGCACAATTGAATACCAATGTTCTTGCCACAAGTATGGGTATTAGTGGGGATGAGGCGGCAACCTTAGTAAACTCATTCGGTAATCTACAAGGATTATCTCAGGGTGTTGGGGAAAATATGGTTTCGACAGTAGGTAATACGGCTAGATTGAATGGGGTATTACCATCACAGGTAATGAAAGATATGGCGGGGGCTAGCGAAGAGATGGCACTTTATTCAAGTGGCACCGGTGAAAACTTTGCGAAAGCTGCAATTCAAGCTGCTAAATTAGGTGTATCAATTGGAACAACTGCTAAAATGGCAGATAATCTTTTAGATTTTGAATCATCCATCGAAAAAGAATTAGAAGCAAGTGCTATGTTAGGTAGAGATATAAATCTAACTAAAGCAAGAGAATTGGCATATGCAGATGATATAGAGGGTGCTACCAAAGAAGCGTTAAATGCAGTTGGTGGCATCGATGAGTTTAATAAAATGGATGTTTACCAAAAGAGAGCCGTTGCAGAAGCATTGGGTGTATCAGTTGGTGAATTAAAACAAATGGCGGCTAATCAGGAAAATCTTAATACAAGTACCGGTAAATTACAACAAGGATTTGGTATAGTTAATGATTATCTAAGAGCTATTGGTGAAAAATTTGGTGGGCCTATTGCAAGTGGTGTAACATTTTTCGTAGGAGAATTGTTAAGAGCCAAAATGACAGCGGCTGCTATGAAAGGTGAAAGTATATTAGGAGCTCTTAACCCAAAGAATCTATTTAAAAAAGGTGGTGGAGCGGCAGCTTCAGCAGCTTCTACTGCAGCAAATACCGCAGCAGCTGGAGGAGGTGGAGTAACTGATATATCAAAGCAAACCGAAACTGTAAGTAAAGGAAGTAAATTTAATGCGAATAATATGATAAAAGGAGCGGCGGCGATGTTAATATTAGCCGCAGCTTTATATGTAGCCGCTAAAGCATTTCAAGAATTCGCAACAGTCGAATGGGAATCAGTTGGAAAGGGATTAGTTGGTTTAGCTGGTTTAGCTGCAATTGCTTATATTTTAGGTAAGATGCAAGGTGATATGATTAAAGGGGCATTGGCAGTTGCTATTTTAGGAGTTGCATTGATTCCATTTGCATATGCTATGAGTTTAATCGGTGGGTTAGATATAGGTTCAGTAATAGCTGCGGCAGCTGGATTAGTTATATTCTCAGCCGCAGTATTTGGATTAGGTGCATTAATGATGAGTGGTGCGGGAGCAGTTGTGTTTGGTGCAGGATTGTTAGCATTAACAGGATTAGGTATAGCGATGGGAGTATTAGGGCTAGGATTGCAATCGGCAGCGGCTGGATTTGCAGGAGTAGCATCTTCTTTACCTACGATAATTGAAACTATATCTCAATTGGCTACATTAGATTTATCTCCTATATATTCATTAGCAAGTGCGTTAGATGAATTAGCCGCATCATTACTTTACGTTGGTGTGGCTGGAATTGTAGCATTACCTGCCTTAGCGGCAATGGAAGGATTAGGATTAATGGGTTCATCTGAAGCACAAAAAAATGGTGAAACAAATGCTATGGTGGATGAATTAAAGGCATTGAGAAATGATTTGACAAGTGGTAAAATCGCAGTTTATATAGATGGTAGAAAAGTTACGAGTACAGTAGCAACGACAGCCGGTCAAGACCCAACAACTACACGATAATATGGGAAAAACAATATTAGAATTATTTAACTCTTCAAAAGAAGTAAAACAAATACCTCAACCAAAAGCCACTAGTGGATTTGCGAGTAGAGGTCAATTTCTTATTGATAGAGAAAATAGATTAGGTCAAATGGCTGAAAAAATATTTGATCCTAAAACAGAAACTGCATTAGAACAGGAATTAAGTGGGTTGAGACCTATGCGATTGGTAAATTCTCCAACCTTATATGGAACTGAAAT